AACCTAATCACCGGAACCCCAGACCGAGTAACTCGTGGTTTGCCAAGAAGGGTTCCACCACTATAGAGTCTGCCTCCAAGGAGGAAGACTATGAAATCATCAGCAACAGACCCATCGCTTTCATTAGCGGCTAAGGGTCTATTTGCGTTCTTCTTAGAAATCGGACGTGTTGCATCAGTAGAAGAAATGTCTGCTGCACATCCGGAAAGTAAGTACGCAATGACAAAAGCAATGAAAGAGCTTAAAGACGCTCACTACATTAAGGCTGTTCGTTTCCAACAAAACGCTGGGCAATGGAACACAATCCTTAAATTCTCAGACCCAAAATTGAATTTATATGTACCTGAGACCGACATTCGAAATACGAGTGTTCTGTCCTCTGTTAGTACTAATAGACATATGTCTAGTGATATAGATATAGATACAGTTACTAACGTAACTGTATCTATAGGGGCTGCGCCCCAAAAAGAATCTGGAGGAAATCAAATGGGATGGCCGACTTTCGAAGAGGAAACCCCTAAGCGCAAGAAGAAGTTTGTGTTGGAGACCGACGACGACTCCGGTGCTGTCGGGAAGGTTGAAGATACTCACGCCAAAATTAACGCTAAGTACAAAACCACCAAGGTAGAGCGTGATGGCCGTAACCGAGCAAACTATCCAGAGGAAGACTGGACCAGCGGAGATCTTGTAGCCGAGTTCTACGACCTGTACAAGCCAATCTCCAATGGTGCGCCAAATCAGATCAACGGCAAGCATCCTGCTACTTGGATTAACGCACGTGTGTCTGACGGCGTCCCTAGAACAGCTATCCTCAAGGGAATCAGAATGTTCTTTGCGGATCCACGAGTTACCCGTGACCCTGGAACTGGTTTCCCGATGTACCAGCGATTTATGAAGTACTACGGAACTGTTCACAACATTGCCTCTCGAGTTGACAATGAGGTTGTAAGCGACGAGGCTATGAAAGCGCATCAGGAAAAGATGCTGAAACTGTTGGAGGGCTGATGTACAACATTGCTGAGTTGCCTGGAAGTGTTCGGGCGCAGATTAATTCCGCAAACCTCCCAATGAAAACCATTGGGTGGGAGTTTGCTGACCTAGAGCAGAACAGCAACCTAGAGGCTATCCAGAAATGGGTGGGTCTGGTTAAATCTGGAAAGGTCATCCAAGCGGCTGGAAGCCCTCAATGCGGACTAGGACTCCTCTTGGTAGGTAAACCGGGTCAAGGAAAGACTACTTTGGCTTCTGTGGCCCTCCAGGACCTTCTGAGGGGTATGTCTAGCGAGAGCTGGGGTGTCCCGGAAAAGGCTCCAAGGCATCCAGGCCTGTTTATGGACTACCCCAAGCTTTTGAGGCTTGAGAAGTCAACTTGGGGAGAAGAGGACGACGCAGCAGAGTTACTACTGCGAGGCATCTACGGCGAGGGTGATAAAAACCATCTTGTACGTGTATTGATCCTTGACGATTTGGGTAAGGAGTACAGAACTTCCTCGGGTTGGTCAGAAAATACTTTTGATGCTTTACTACGTTCACGTTTTAATGCAGGGTTACCAACAATTATCACTACTAACACTCCGGTAGAAGACTGGAGCACTAACTACGGTGATGCGATGGGTAGCTTTGCACTGGAAGCTTTTACAAAACTTGAGATACTTTCTAAACGAGGGGACCTACGACTGTTATGAGGACAAAAATGAGCACATGGCAAGTTACTCAGATTTTCTTATCTGAAACTGGTGTCTGTGAAGTAGAGATTAATTTTGACAGCCTCAAACTTCGTTGCAGCTGCCCTGGTTACAGCTCCCGTCGTTCTTGCAAGCATGCCCGTTTTGTGGACAAGCGCATGAAAGAAAACGACGGTGTTTATCCGACTGAGATTTCTTCTAAAGCCAAGATGGAGTCAGCAATGGCCATCCATGACCCAGAAGCATTCAGAAAGCTTTTGATTAACTACGGCAAGATCGAAGTAGTGTAGTTATGAAGGGGGGAGATATCTCAAACGAGGTTCCCCTTAGGGTGGCAGTAACTTTAGATTGTATTATCGACCGCAGACCCACAATTAAAAAAGTTATAGGGATACCGGTTGTAGGGGAGGAAACTACCTACAATCGGCAGTCTTTATCTCTCTTTTGGAGATTTGCGGAAAAGTACGGTTACAGTTTAGAGTTAATTGGATTTGGTTACACCCAAAAGGAGATGAAAGAGGTCCTAGAGGATCTTGACAACCTTGGCACTAATCCGTTTAACTATGCAAATGCATATAACGTTGTAGCAGATTTGGTAGCAGAGCTTCCTTATCGTCCAGAACTCAAAGGAGTTGTGGATATCCCATCAAGGGGTTTACGATACGGCAGTAAGTTTATAGAGATGGGGCGTTTGTAATGGCAGCAGATAACGAGTCACGTTTACTGTCCCGTGCTATCCGTGCCCGTGACATTGCTCCGCTCTTAGAAGCTGGTGTACAAGACGATTGGTTCTTTGTTGACGAGAACCGAGAGATGTGGCGTTTCGTTCGTCAGCACTGGACTAAGTATCAGGAAGTACCTACAGCAGTAACCGTTAAAGATAACTTTCCTACTTATAGATTACTTGCTGTAGATGATTCACTTGAGTATTTAATTGACCAGCTAGTCGAATACCGTAAACGTCAAAGTGCTATCTCAGTAGTGCAGGACGCATCAGAAGCAATTGCTAGCGGAGATCACAACGCTGCTATTGCAGTTATGAGTCAAGGCATTGCAAAGATTACTGACGAGGGTCCAGGTCAATCTAGTGACATCGACCTTACAGATAATCCGATGAAGCGCTTTGAGGAGTATCAGGCAGTTAAGACACGTCCTGGTGGTCTTCTTGGCATACCTACAGGATTTAAGACTATTGATGAAGCAACCGCTGGTTTACAGCCGGGGCAGTTGATCACAATCATCGCACCTCCTAAGACCGGTAAGTCGGTACTTGCTTTGCAGGTAGCGGTAAACGTGCACCGTGACGGTCACGTCCCTATGTTCCAGTCTTTTGAGATGATGAACCATGAGCAACAGCTTCGTCACGATGCTATGCGTGCTCACATTGCACACTCACGTCTTAGCCGTGGTTCTTTAAAGCCTGATGAAGAAAAGCGCTATATACAGACTCTTAAAGACATGGAGACGATGCACAAGTTCTACTTAACCGATGCTGTATCGGCAATGACAGTGAACGGGCTTGCAGCAAAGATTGACAAGCTTCGACCAAACATTGTATTTGTTGACGGTGTGTATTTGATGCTAGATGAGCGCTCTGGAGAGGTAAATACTCCACAGGCTCTTACTAACATTACTCGTGACCTAAAGAGGTTAGCTCAGAAAGCAGAGATTCCAGTTGTAATTTCTACCCAGGTACTTCTTTGGAAGATGAAGAAGCGCCAAGTATCTGCGGATGCTATTGGTTACTCATCTTCATTCTTCCAAGACTCAGATGTGATTCTTGGTTTACAGCGACAGGACGAAGAGGACGATACTTCTCGTGAACTTCGTATTGTTGCTAGCCGTAACTGCGGACCCGCAACTAGCGATCTGCTTTGGGACTGGGAGGAAGGAAAGTTTGAAGAGTATGGCTCTTTATTCGGAATCAACACCATTTGACGGCAGTCAGCTCTGCTCTCAAGTAGATCCAGAGCTCTTCTTTCCGGAAGACTATGACGACCGCCGAGCAGTTCATTCTGCAAAGCAGGTTTGCTCAGAGTGTCCGCTAACAACTGCTTGCCTTAACTATGCGTTGTCTAACCCAGAGTTAGAGGGCGTGTGGGGAGCTACAACTCCAAGAGAACGTAAGAACATGCGTCGTAGAAAGAGAGCCTATGTATGAGCTTAGACCTTAGAGATAAAGATGCACCTATAGAGGTCTGCATTTGCGGATCATTGCTTTGGAAGGTCCAGGCAATGTTTGATGAGGGGCATATATCTATTTATATGCTTGATATGGAATGCGCTTTGTGTGGTGCTCTTGCTACCGCACCTACACCAATTGATTAGGGGATATCGTGGGAGAAAGTTACGTAGGAAATGCTTATTGCGTTAAGTGCAAAGAGTTACGTGAGTTTGAAGGTACTGTAAAGACTTCTGACTCAGGTCGTCGTATGGCGATGGGAAAATGCCCAGTATGCGGGACTAAGGTAAACCGAATTTTAGGTAAAGAAGATCAACATTCTACGAAAGGTAGCCTAGTGACTAAGAAAAAATCTGAAGAACAAGAGCTTCGTGATCACGGGTATATGACTCCTGGAGAGTTCGTAGACAAATTGACTCCAGGACTCAAAGAATACTTAAAGCACAATTGGGGGCTTAAGCCTGATGACCTATGTCATCCAGAAGATCTATTTAGTAACGCTTCTGTGTATCTAGAGGTGGGACGACATATAGCGGGAGACTTTATAGTCATACCAAAGGAGGACTAAATGTATCGAGAAGGGGATGTGGCGCAAGCAC